CCGCACTTATAGATCTTAATGGACCTCCAGCTACTGCGGCTACCAAAACAACAAATAATAATATTACTGCAAACCGAAGTGTAAAACAAAGTATTACTGGCAGAGTACCAGAAGCAGAACCTTGGGGAGGTCATACTGAAGAACAAACAAAAGTAGCTAGTCAAGCTAGTAGTGACTCGCTTTTATCAGGCAAAGATATAGATGTGACAAATATTCAAAATAATAATAATTCTGCGCCAAAAACTACCAAATCTGCCAGTTCTCAGGTAAGCGGATACAAAACAGAAAATAAAAATGTTAATGTAAGAGGAGGACAGTTTGATGGCTAATCTTACTACGGTTGCACCACGTTTTCAAACTGTATGGGAAGATTTTACAGTGTTAGATACTACGCTGTACACAACAAAAAAAGATATTAATGATTTAAATGCTAGTGATAATTGTAGACTTGTTGCTTTAAACTTTGCAAGGTATAATGGTTATAATGGATTGGCATACGGTGAAAGTTCTACTGAAACTGGAATTACTGAACAACAGGCACATGATAAATGGACTACTGTATTCAATGCACAACAAAGCATAGTAAAAAATCAAATTACAAAAAGTCCTATTAAAAAGATTAGTCAGACAGTATATGATGGTTTAGTTTTGTATTATTGGATTACTGGAAAACTTTTTTATGTAACTGCTATTGAAGGTACATATAGTTTACTTGAAAGTATTCTTAACAACGACTTTGATACAGTAGCAAGCATGATTAGTAGGAGCAATGTAAATCAAGCAAAGTGTATTAGAGCAAGCAGTGTTTTAAGACTTGCAGACTATGGTAAAAATAAGAATAGAACTTGGATGCGTTCACATGGCATATTTTATATGAGAGATCAAAATGAAAAATTTTTATTAAGTGATACTGAACTTAAACGTGCAAGGTTTGCATATTATGCTGAAACACTTAAATTTATGCCTTTTACTCCTGAATCAATTAAAAGAGATATAGTAAAAAAATACAATCAAACATTGATAAGACAAAGTTTTACATACAGTGGTTCAAGTGTATTCACACTTAATGCACAACCTAGTATGACACCAATCGAAAAACTACAAGTTAAAGTAAACGGATCAATTATACAGCATCTATATGACTTTACATTAGGCTCAACTGGAAACGCAAATCAACTTACAATAACAAAATCTCTTACAAATAATGATATTATAGAAACAACGATAAAGATTTAACTTAGTATTTAATTTTACAATAAATACTTGTATGGCAACTTACATAGGATATAGCAGTATCGGTGAAACAATAGGCAGTCGACAATTGGAGGATATCGACATAGCTAAACGTGATCTTATGAATCACTTCAATACAAGAAAAGGCGAAAGAGTTATGAATCCTGAATTTGGAAGTATTCTTCCAGAACTAGTATTTGAACCCAATGACTTAGAAACAATAACAGCCGCACAACAAGATGTAGATGTAATTGTAAATAACGATCCTAGATGGAATGTATTAGAAACTCTAGTCAACAAGCCAGACGATCATAGTATTGAAGTAAAAGTAAGATTAGAATATATAGACACAGGAACAGCAGAAGAACTGTTTCTTAAATTTACAGGTGATGAATAATGGCACAAGGCGCAAGACAAAGTAGTTTATTTTCAGCAGAAGACTTTAGTGTAGTATACGAAAGTTTTTCTGAAGCAAACTTTCAAGCATATGATTTTGAAAATATCAGGAATGCAATGGTAGACTACATCAATAGAAACTATCCTGAAAATTACAACGATTGGATTAACTCAAGTGAATTTGTAAGTTTAATAGAATTAATGGCATTTTTAGGTCATAATCTTGCATTTAGAAGTGACCTAGCAAGTAGAGAAAATTTTTTAAGTACAGCAGAACGTAGAGAAAGTGCATTACGTATTGCAGAATTTTTAGGTTACACGCCAACAAGAAATGTTGTAGCCAGTGGATATCTAAAAATAGATAGTATTTTAACAACAGAAAATATATTTGATGCGGCAGGTAATAGCCTAGCAAACGCCACTGTACAATTTGACGACACCACAGACCCAAACAGTAGCCAAAACTTTTTAGCAATAATGAACAGTATTTTTCAAACCAGTAGTCAATTTGGTTCACCATTTAGTCAGTTTACTTCGGGAGGCGTAACCAATTCAATATATAGAACAAATAGTGTAAACAATATTGCTGTAAGAAATTTTGAAAACAATATTAATAATCGTACAGCTACATTTAGCTTTCATAGTGTAAGTGCTAATACTACAACAAATACACTTACTGAAAAAACACCTGATCCTTATGCCGTAGTAGACTTATTATACAAAGATGACAATAGTGGCATCACTAGTGCTAACACAGGTTTTTTTGTTGGATTTAAACAAGGAACATTGGAGTACAAAGACTTTAATATTGTTGAAGGATTACCTAATATGGTATTGGATATTAACGTTGACAATGTAGCAAATTCACAGCTATGGGTTCAAACAATTAATGAAGTTGGACAAGTACAACAAAACTGGACTAGAGTAGATAGACAGTTTGGTGCAAGCACTATTTTTAATGCAACCAGCAACAATATTAGGAACATATATTCAGTAGCAAGTAGAGAGAATGATCAAGTAAGTATTGTATTTGGAGATGGTAATTTTGGAAATGTTCCTAGAGGTCTTATAAGAGTATGGTACAGAGTAGGATTAAATCAAAATTATACACTTGATCCAAACAATTTTAGAGATACTTCAATAGTGTTTGATTATGTAGGGAATGATGCTAATACACATACTGCTACAATGACATGTAGTCTAAAATCCATAGTTACTAATGCAAGTGAAAGAGAAAGTTTAGAAAGCATAAAAGTAAATGCTCCAAGATATTTTGCATCACAGGATAGAATGATTACAGCTGAAGATTACAGCATATTTCCAATTACAGTAAGTGAAAATGTTTCAAAGATTAAAAGCGTGAACAGAGTTCATAGTGGACACAGTAGATTTAGAGATTTATACGACCCTACAGCAACATACAATGATGCAATACAATATGCTGATGACGGATATGTTTATGAAAATAATGTTACAAATCGTAGTTTAATCACTCTGCCTAACACACTTACAAGTGAACAAATTTATAAAAAACATATTTTACCTTTGATAAGCAATGAAGAACTAAAAAACTTTTATTACAATAGACAGGGTTATTCAAGCACAGGTTATTCAGCAACAACAGATTTTGATGACACCACCGCTAATATTACAGTAGTAAATTCTACAACAAATGACGAGTCCAATGTTTTTAGATGGAATCAAATTTCAAAAGGAGCATCTAGTTCAAGTGGATATTTTACATTGAATAATGGAAGTGGAAATTATATACAAAGAGTTGGTCTTACTCAGACAAATTCACTTAGAAAAGCAAGTTTAAATAGCTTGGTTGAATTTATTAGTTCGCCTTATAAAATGGGCTACATAGAAACAATTACTCTTGTTAATGGAGGTAGTGGTTATACTAGTGCTCCTACAGTAACAATTTTAGGTGCTGGGTCAAACGCTACTGCTAGTGCAACTGTAGTAGCAGGGGTAGTTACTGCTCTAACAATTACAAATTCAGGAAATGATTACAACGTTAATACAGTTGTTGCAATTACAGGCGGAGGTGGTTCAAATGCAACTGCCAAAGTTACAGTGGGTTTTGCTGAAACTAAATTTGTCAAAATAGACAGAGTGTACAAAGATGGAATAGGTGATGACGATAGCAGTGGTAGTCCAACTGGATTAGATAATGCTGGCAAAGGTGCTATTGTGTTAAGTGGTATAGTGAACAGTGCTTCTAGAGTTAGAAGAATAGTTACTCCTTTTCAAATGGATTTTGATGCAACAATTAAAACTGCGGTTTTAAATAAAATTAGTAATAAAGTAAGTTTTGGATTAAGATATAACTCCACAAGTCAATCTTGGCTTGTAATTGATAGTGCAAATTTGCCTGCAAACACTACAGCAAATAATAGCGTTGCAAGTTGGAGTAGATTATATGAAGCGGATA